GTCTGGGTGGTGCTTATCGTACACGATCGCTGCGCATACAAGTCCAGCCACTCCGAATATGGTTCCAATGGTGAATCCTAATAAGAATGTAATCATAGCTCGTCCTCCTTATATGGTTCTGGAAGCGGCTTCCAAGCGATTACTTCTCCGCCACTACAATCGCCGCTCCATTTTCCATAATAATCAATATGTCCAATTTTTTTAAATGTTCCGTATCGTCCTAAACATCCGGTGAATTTTACGCTTGTAAGAACATCCTCGCATTTTTTCGGCAATCTCTCACTGACCGGAACCCAACCATTTTCTTTCTCGTCCTGTTCCAGATCATCTTGAAGCTGCTCTATCATTTCCTGAATAACTTTGACATACACCCCAGCGTATTTGTAGCAGTCTGAATATTTATCCTTGTACTGCTTTAATCCGTCTTTGATATGTATCATATTATCTCATTCTTTCTCAATGTCCGCTTCTTACCATGCAAAACAGCAGTTCTGTCATTGATCTTTTTCTTGATCCATTGTGTTTACACTTTATAGCAACCGATAATTTCCATTTTTCCACATCTCCATCTAGTGGTGTTGGGTTTTCAAATTCTTCGGCAACATCTCTCTGATACGGAACTGCAACCATTACTCCCATGTTACCTATTTCCGCGTAACATTCCGGAAAATTCTCACGTATATGTTGGGCAAATTTTCCATTTTTTAAATCAGGTAAAATCTCTTTGTAGCACTCCATTGTTGTTACAAGGTAGTTTTTTTCTCCAATAAAATTTAATCCATTTCCGCTGTAAATATCCTCTTTGCAGCTTTTGATTTCATAGCATGTAAATATTCCTTTTTCGATTGCTGAGATAGAACACTGGTTTTCCGGAATAAACTGCATGTAATCTACTCTTCTTGGCTTTCCTGCTGCGTAGCCATAATCAAGGCTTACTTCTCTAGCCCAGTATTTACCTGGGCCAGAAAAACAGCTTTTTTCCAGCAATTGACTAAGAAATTTTGTTGTTTCAGATCTTTTCATACTTCCACCTCACTATCCTCTGGCATCTGAAACAGGATTGATTTTCTTATCTCATTTCCATAGCCTTTTAATACAGCAATTCCATGCGCCACACTTTCTTTTGTATCATAGCTTCCTGTGTATGCTGATCCTGCCAACCCACTGCCAATAATTTCACCGGATTTGTAATCCATGTAAGCTTCCTGAATCATATTCAGTACTTTCATAGCTTTTGCTTTGTTAGAATAATGACCCAATAAAATATATTCGTCTTCTCCTGGATTCATCTGGCTCCAACAAATGATTTCTTTACCATTGATATTGTTGATGTTTATAACAATATTCTCAAACTTTACCAGAGACATCTTATCCTGACTTCTGATTAACATTTTGTGTCCTCCTTACCGAATTCGCTCTTTAACATTCCAGCCTTAATCAGTTCATAGATAATGTCAAGGCTTGTTCTTTTGTCTCTATACCTACAATTTGGGGTTTTATGGATTCTCGGATCATCGTCTTTCCAGTTGTTTATACCAAATACTTTATCGCTTACAAAAAGCATTTTGATTCCCCTGGAAACACAAAGATAATAACATCCATGTTTCCCGTAATCTCCGGCACATTTCTTGAAACCGAATCTTTTAAATTCTTTTGCCGGTACTATTGGAATTAACATTTTGCGTCCTCCTTCTAATTCTCAATCTCATTGCAGTTAGGCTCATAAGGTTTTGGATATACAGTATATCCGCACTTCGGGCATTTGATTTCCGGCGGAAAGTCCCTACTCCATTCCATGTTTCCACCACATTTTCTGCAACGAATGTATCTCTCTACTTTCTTTGGTTTCGTTTTGAAAAATGAAGTGTAATTATTCTTTCTCATTTTCCATCCTCACTTTCCCCATGTAAGCAACTGACACACTATTGTGCAGCCCTCCATGATTTCAATACTCAATAAAATCAGATAATTCCATCTGACCATCTAAATTGTCATCATTCATCCACCACCTAAATACATCCTCTCCAGTCTTCCATTGGGTTCCTAATCCTTTTTCTTTTCGAACATCTAGCATTCTTTCAAAAGCTCTGATATAAGACTGTTTGTACTTAGGAAAATCTGCAAATTCTTTATATCTCTTTTTCCCGGCCATCGGGCAGCCGACGCAGCCAACACGATCATATCCACATTTGTACAACTCACAAGTTTCTATATGCTCTGAATTGATAAATTCCCATATATCAGAATCTTTCCAGTCAATGATTGGATTGACAACCATTTCGTTTTTTTGCATACAAAGTTCATTCATTCTGCGATTGGCGTCATTGTCGTTCATTAGCATAATTGATGTGAATTTTTCTATAGTTGCCTTTGTTGCACCAATTTTTTCAAATTCTTCTCTTTCTTTTCTCTGCCTGCTTTCGGCCCATCTCACGCCAGTAGCAATATATCTATTTGTGTTCTGCGCTTCTTTAAGGACTTGACAGCAGTAGCGAACTCGTCTTGTTGGTGGCATAAGTTTTAATGGAATTAATTTCCACATCGTGATATGTTCGCCTTTATATTTTGGCATTTCTATTTCGCATTTAATTCCTTTTTCTTCCAAACTTTTAAATACTTTTCGTATATGTCGTACAGTTTGCGGTGCATCTGCTGTAGTGTGGCTATTATGTACTTCAAATGGTATGCCGCTCCTGCGAAAGAGTTCGAGCATCACATCGGAGTCTTTTCCTCCGGAATATGTGCACACAAGTGGCTTTCCATAATGTTTCAGCGAAAATCCAGACGCAAGCCGGATTCTTTCAATTGCTTTTTGTTCTAAATCCATCCTATACTCCCATCTTCTTAACTAGATTCTTATTCATCTCATCAAATCTTACATCTGTGCTCTCCTCAATGTCCTGCATCATACTCAGAACGCTCATTTTGCCCTCATTTGCCATTTTAACGTATTCATTGGCAGTTCTTATCACATCAAGCAATCGTTTCGTAGAAAAGCCATATAAACGCCTCAGAGCCATCATTGTTGTAACGGTGTTGATCGTGTTACTCCAATCTTCACCAACGGTAAAACCATCTTCATAGGCTTTCTGTTCTATGTCTTTAAGTTGACTCTGGCAGTTCTGCATAGCCCGTTCAAACGCCTGAGTTGCCTGATTAGAAGTCTGAACAGGAAATCTGGTCTTTTTCTTGACTTTTAACTTGCTACTCATTTTTCCTTCACCTTTCTGAACTTGTATCCTGTCACTCGGTACGCTCGTGGCGTACCGGGGTTGTCCGTCTCAAGTAAGCCACCTTCCAGTAATTCACCGAAATGATTCTGCACAGTATGGTTAGATATGCTCAGGTCTGTTGCGATTTCTGGAATGCTTGGCGGATAATTATGTTCTTTCAGGTATCTTATGATGTACAGATATATGTCTTTCCTTGTCTGGATACCCTCATAGTACTTTCTTGCTGTGTTATATGGCATTTCTATCACTCCTGTCATGCTTTTATATTTCTTCCCATTTGAAGCGGCCCTTACCTGAATTACGCCACTGTCCGATGCCTCTCAGTTCTCCATAGTCAAGCCATTCTCTGACTGCTGCTTCATGGCTATCGCATAAGCACTTGATTGTGAACTCAATCCAACTTCCGGCAGGTATTGTCTCACTATTTGCCAGTGCAATTCTTTCACCCTGCGGTGTTTGTCCTCTCAGTGGCCTCTGGCAAGTTCCTATTTCACCTTCAAAATGAATTGGAATTTTGCGTTCTTCAACGAAAATTAGACCGTCAATTTCTTTTTTGTAAGCCTTAATTTTTGAAGATTTTGAACCAGTTACCTTTCTCATCATTCCACAAGCATCTTTGAAAAAGCCCTTAATCTGGTAATCCCAGTAAATCGGTACACCGTTATCTCTCGGGAATACGGTCATGGATTTCTCAATCACTTCTTCAATTCCGATTGCTTCAATCTCTTCTTTTCTTGTTGGTGCGTCTGGTGCATTCGAAGCAATAAATGTTTCGTGGATTTCCGGGTCTGCGCTTGCTGTTCCTAAAATTTCTTCCAAAAATGTCAATCTTACTTTTAATTCTTTCATTCTGCTATTCTCCTTGTAATTTTTATAGTTTTTTTACATTGCCGTGCTACTCTCTGCCTTAGCTCATTCCACCACGGTTATTCCCTGCCCAGCGCATCGCCGCCGTTCCTCTGCGGTCCCTTAACTTCTCATTCCGTAGCACATCGTTGCTGTTCCCCGCCATTTCGTAGCTATTCTTATCTAATCATTACATTTCTACGCCGTAGCTTTTCCGTTCAGCGCCTTTGCCCCGCTTTTCCCATCTTTTCGCTGCCCAGCTATGCCGTAGCTATGCATATCGTTTCAGAACCTTTCGTAGCAATTCCTTTGCATTTCCTCACAAGGCTGTGCCTTTGCATTTCAATTCACTTCGTTGATGCGCTTCTCCATAGCACATTCAATGCCACTCCACTCCTTGCACTTCCATTGCTGTGCTTATACGACATTCTTTTCCATGTTTCTTATATTTTGCATTTCCCTGTTGACACATCCTCAGCCCATTTGTAAAAGGCCAAAGACAGATACCTTGCCAAACTGTCTGGATAGATTTCATATAAATCCTCGATTTTTTTATGTAATGCATCAAAATATTCATCATCGTTTTTCACATTGTAAAATTCTTTTATTGCGTTCCAAAACTCTGGCATGAACTTGTGCATGACCGGAATATCTTTAGCTTCTACTTTCATTATTCACCTTCTTTATGAGTAACCGATAGTAACCGAAACGTAACCGTTCAAAAATCCGCAAACCATTGATTTTACTGCATGGTAACCGAGTAACCGAGTAACCCTGACTTTCTCATATAGGGAAACTTTTATACTCAATATGTGCATATAAATACTCAAATATATATATGCAGAATCAAAGGTTACCTAGGTTACCCGGTTACCTTTTGAACGAATTGTTTGTTAATCAAACACAATATCGTCAGTAATCTCAAAATCATCATTGCAATTCACGAATCCTTTTGGAATTTCATCTACAATTTTTAAGAACACACATTTGGTGACAATTCCGTCCAACTTCTTCGCCTTGGTCGGATAACCTCTGCTGTCGGTTTCCACAAGTCCCTTCTTAACAGCCCATGACAAAAATGCTTTTCTGGAGAATCTTCCGATTTTGCATAAATCATCAAACGCTGCGCTATAGATTATTGCAGTTTGCGTTTTTTCTACCGGATCATTGTCGATAATTCCCCACCTTTCCGTTTTTATATCCGGGTTATCATCGAATTTAATTCCGTTCATGGCAATCTTATCAAGCACGAACCAGTAAGCGCGTTCGTTTTCAGATACCATTTCTTTCTCTGTCAGAAGATTCTTAGCCGTCTCAATGTCAATGTACTGGCCATCATGGAACAGCTGATCTGTTGCGATTTTATCTGCTGCCAGGATAATGCTCATTGATATGCTTTGCTTCTGCATCTTATCATCGTCCTGTATAAGCCCTTGATAGTGCTTTTGAAGGGATTTTATATCGTCAATGGACATTTCCTTAACTACATTTACAAAATCGATTCCTGCGTACCCGTAGTTCTTTTTAAGGGTATCTGCGGTAAGCTGTGGATCATCAAATATCTTTTCAGAACACTCGACCTCAATAATTCGGTTAATTGCTCCACCTTGGCTGACATATCCTGCAAGCGGACGTTCACCATTGGTCAGAATGCAGTTCTGCCAGCGATTCTCCCGGTTAACACCCAGCTCCTTGTTGGAACGGCTCTTTCCTTTTCCAGAACACAGGTCATATACAATTCCTTCGAAATTATCCCGGATTTTAGCCGATACTTTGGAAGTATCGTCCAGGATCAGCGGTAAGTTATTTAACATATCGGATTTTGCTTCCAGGGCCACATCGGTTGTTTTAAAATCTCCTATATATCTGGATTCGCCAGGGTTCGCCCAGACAGAAGCTCCTAGCATAAGTGTTACGGTCTTGCCACCCTCAGTTTCCCCCCAGAGGTCTACAAAGAACGGAAGTGCGCCAACAAGCTTAATCAGAATACTGGCAAAACTTGCAGCCAACATGATTTTCGGCTCTATTCTTCCAGTAGCACGAACCTTTTTTACATGTTCATACCATTCTGTTCTGCTGCCGCCTACACTGATACTTTCATACAGTTGTCGGAACCGCATATCTCCATCGAATACAATGTCTTTGTCATAAGGAAGAAAATAATCCCTGATCCACCCGATTTTGCTTGATGAATACTGAATATTAATGTAATCGTCATTTGCATTCTCGACATCTGACAGATACCGCACAAGAAACTTCGCATTCTCAGATGTTACTGAAATTCCAAGTGCAGACAAGCCAACGATTTTAGTAGATGATGCAACCATGGTTTTTGGCACAATAACCTCGGACCATTTATTATTCCTCTTATAGATTAGCTTTATCTGTTCTTCTCCAGTTTCCAGATTCTTCATTCGCTCTATTGGAAGTATAGGATGATAACAGGCTATAATGTCCGGCGATCCTGGATTAGTATTCGATATTCTGATTCCATCATCATCCGCCACCCAGTTAAGACACTTCATTCTGTCATATTCACAATCAGAGAAATTAGTCCACTGGTTCAGCATAGACAACGTCCTATTGTTTTTCTCTTTCTCGATCATTTGCTTCTGTACTTTCGTGTAAGCCTTAAGCAAATCCTCAAATTTTTTCTTTACGCCAAGCTCCTTGGCTCTGTCCAGAAGAGTCAATGTCAAACGTGCCTTGTAAATCTCATCTTCCTGCTTGAATATCTCGTCAAACACTTCTTCATCCAGAATAGAGTCCTTCGTGAGCTTGCTTATCATTTCCACTTTTAATCACCTTCTTCCAGTCCTGTTATGAATCCATGGTGATATAGTGCAAGTTGCAACCTGTTCCATGCTTCACACCATCCGTCAGACAATGGTTTCACTCTGTCGAGGATAGCCCGGTAGAAATCTATATCAGACATGCATTCTTGCAACTCGGTCTTTTTCTTCTGTTCTTCCTTCTGCTGCATTTCCATCTGTTTTTGATGGTGATATATTGCCATTCTGGAAGAAAAATCTGGTTTCTGGTAAGTTCCGCCAAGAATCTGAAAAGCTGTCTTAAAATCGCAATTATCCATATTCTGAACGAAAGTAAAAATATCTCCTGACGCGCCACATCCGAAGCAATAGTAGCTGTCTTTGTAAATTTTCAATGAAGCAGTACGGTCACTGGGATGAAATGGGCAACTGATAAAGCCAGCTCTGTTCGGAATCATTCCGTATCTGGAAAGAACATCTCTCATGCTGTTCTGCTGTTTAATTGTTTCTTTGTCCATCCGACAGAATCTCCATTATTCGTTTTCCAGTATTTTTCTTGTCACAAAATAGGAACTCAACTCCATATTTTCTCTGCATTGTGCATAGAATTTTGTACAGCGTATCGCCGTGCATAACTTTCTGTTCTTGCTCAATCCAGATACCATTTTTCTTAACCCGCTTCTTCGCCCTGGGATTCTCCCACCAGAGAACATCGTCCAGCTTTTCGATCCCTTTCCCGTGTTCGCATAAGAAGACAAGTTTTATTCCTGCTTCATTTGCCCGGATAATTTCAGATCGGAATCTTTCATGCTGCTGGCATACATTTCCGCATAACTCTGCAAGGTTCTGTTTTCTATCAACTACCAAACGCGGGTTATCATAATTCATGTAATCACCTACATACAGCTTTGACACGAACCATTTTTCCCCTGCCTCGTCAAATGCCTTTTTAATGCCATCAATAACTTTCTGATGTTCTCTGCTATCAATCTGTATCAATTAAATGGCATCTCCTCGTCGATACCATCAGGAATGCTCATAAAGCCGTCCGGGTCGGCTTCTGGATTCGGTGTAGGTGATGCTGTCTGTGCCTGTGAAGAACCTTTGCTTTCGCCGAATTCGATTTCCTCGACAACAATATCTGTTGTATATACCTTCACGCCGTCTTTATTCGTATAGGATCCTGTCTGGATTCTTCCAGATAAATCTGCTTTCATACCCTTGAAAAAATATTTCTCAATAAATTCCGCTGACTTTCCGAAAGCGATGCAATTTAAGAAATCTGCTTTCTGATCAGAACCCTCTTTCACAAATCTTCTATTTACCGCAATAGAAAATCTTGCAATAGATGTTCCATCATTGGTGTACTTGATTTCTGGATCGCGTGTAAATCTTCCTGTAAGAATAACTTTGTTCATTTTTTATTCCTTTCCACTATGCTGTTTATCGTACTCAATCAACATTTTGAGACATTTTTGCCCTTTTTCTTTTGTGAGTCCTTTCACTTCGTCTACCTTGAAACGAGTTTTAATCTGTTCAAACAAGTTAGAACTCGGATATTTGTCAATGATGTTCTGGATACTCATTACATTTTCTGAAGTAATCATCTCAACAGGTCCTTTTGATTCTGACTTTTTAGCTGCTGTTTTTCCACTGCTACCTGTATTAGTAGAATCACTGTCTTTGTTGTCATCAATGCAGAACAAACCATTCAGGGCATACTTTCTTGCATAAGATGACGCTGCGCCTGTAACCTGTGAAGAATCCATGCCTTTTTTTGACTCTTCTTCCCTTGCATAAGCAACTGTTACGATTTCAGAAGAAGAATCCTCTGCATCTTTTAAATGTGTTTCTGCTCTTACATAGATTCTGTCCCCGACCACTTCCATCTGATCAGTGATACATAATACTGTCTTTGTTTCTGCCAGAAGCGGCTTTACTGCTTCCAGAATGTCCTCACAGCTTCTATATTTATATTTCCCGAATGAGTTATACTGCCCTTTTGGGGCTTTCAGCTTTGACTGAATAACTCCTAATTTTTCATAGATATTCAATTTCAATCCTCCTTGTCATAAACTACATGCTTGCTGCCCTCAACGATCAGCAAACTTGCGATATCTTTCATTGATATGGTTGATTCGTTATAGATCTCAACCAGTGCGTTGTATGCTTCCGATGATACTTTCACGACCGGGTTATCCTTATCAGTTGCAGGCTGTTTCTTTCTCGCTGGAATACGGATTTCAAAATCACTCATGAGCGTTCTCCTTATATGCTTTCTGAGCCGCTAAAAGCCCATTTAGTGCTTGCGTGTAACTTGCCAATGTCCTCGCCTTGTACTGTTCCTCTATTGGATTATCTGGAACAAGTGCAAGTTGAACATCAATCAGTCTCAGTACTTCCTGTATCCTCTCGTTCATAGACAGGCTCCTTTAACTGCTTAAAAAAACAATAGATTGCGTCTGACTTATCCCCCATGCCCGGAACCGTCTTACCGTTCTGAATGGAATCAGCGGCGTGATACTCAAGATGGTCGATAAACATATCTGGATTTTCCCAATCAACAATTGGTGTATCTCGCTTGTTAAGCTCATCCAGAAGAACATTTACTGCCAAAACCATATTCCATTTTGGAAGGAGTCTTAATTCTTCAAGATTCATTTAACGGACACCTCCCGTTGATAAGCAGTTCCAAAAGGTATTTCTTCGCACCCTCAAAACTTCCAGCTTCGGACGGAAACTCGTAAAACTGGCACACTGAAAAATGCTTTACGATCTCCCCTGCATCATTAAATACATAAATATAAACTCTGGATATGTCGTCACACGCCGTATAGTCAAAATTCACATGCGCCGTTGTTTCATTTGAAACCCTCAGACACAATTCGAACAATTCCTTAATTTTCTTCTCGTTCATTTTTCTCCTTTCATAGATTTCCTATCAGAATCAGGCTTATAACTGCCGCTGCCAGAATCCGATCAAATCCATTTGTCCACTCCCATGCTGGAAGGAATGTTAAAAGGATTCCGATTGCTATTGACATCAAAATTTCTCGTTTACGATATTTTTTCATTCGTACCCCTCTATCTAAGGAATACCCATGCTGCATTTGAAAGAATCAATGCCGCCATGGTAATTCCCCATGCACAGAACCATTTCTGTGTCTGTTTCTTGGCTTCTCTTACGACTTCCACTGCATAGAAACTTTCAAAATCTTCAAAACTGGTTACTTTTGCGCTATCCATTGTGCTTTTACCCTCGGTTTTCTTCATAAAAAATCCTCCTGTTCTCTTGCGAAATACAGGAAGAAATGTTATGATTGTCCTGTAATCCGCTAAGACTGTTTTAGTGGTTTACGGCTCCGGGGTGGAGGTGTCGACTCCCTCCGGGGCACTTACGTCAAATTTGCTTCTTTTCTTAGATAGTAGTTCAAGATGATTCTTGAACACTCATCTACAATCCTCTGATTGTCTTCAGGTGTATTATCCTTGCAGTAATCATCATGTATTCTGATTACCCCAGCCCCTTTTTTAATTGTTTTGATTACTGCCATTACAATCTCTCCTTTCTACGATAGATTATGATGTTTCTGCTATTTTGCTTCTTCTGCAAAATGTTTCTCCATCAAATCCTCCTTATATTGGCTTTTTATTTGATTTCTACATTTGGAATAATTCTTTCCGGATAGAAAACTAATTCATAGTGATATTTGTCTACTGTGTTCGGCTCTGTTTGCTCCATCACATAACAGGTCCAGTCGTTCAAGTAGATGTAATCCTTAAAGTATGTACCCTCACCTGTCTTGATAGTCATTACAAGCTCATCGCTACTGTTATTGCTAAGAGACATATACCCCTCTGCCTGCAACATGATAGTGTCGGTTCTGGCATTAGTTACGGTGATTTTTCTGTACACATTGAACTCATCCGCTTCTTTGTTGAGATTGTAATTTACTGTACTTGCTGTTGAGCAAGCAGTAACGCCTGTTGCCATGATTCCGAACACTAAAACCGCTGTTAATTTTTTCATTGATGATTTCCTTTCTATTGACGTTTCCTTTTCCCTCTACCTATAATGCATTTACAGGCACCGACATGCCGAGTATAACGAAAGGGGAATTATATGGTTGAAACAATTACACGACTGTATCATTGCCACAAGATTCACAAGCATGTGAACGTTTGTGAAGAGTATGAGGTTTCTGGTAACAGTCGCCGCCTACTGCGGTGCTCATGTCCATATCATCAATACACGGAAATGAAGCCGCACTGTGATGGGTATAATGACCATGGTTTTCAATGTGGTTATGCAAAAAATCAATAACCAGGCTCACTAACTCATCTGGTCGCTCACTTGGCGATAGGTAACAGTAAAGCCGTAGGTCACATTTGCAACAGTCTCCACCAGATTCTTTGCAGTGTTGGCTGACGGCTTTGTTAAATTGTAATGCGTCCATTTACGCTCCTTTCTAATTCAATTTAATTGAAGTTATTTGGCACAAAAATAAAATCCATAGGGATTCCAGAAAGTTCACTCATTTTTCTAAGTTGTGATAATGTAGGCTCAGTTTTTCCTTTTTCCCAGTTAACCACTGTAGCATTGGAAATACCGAATATTTCAGCCCATTCTTTCTGGTTATATCCTGCGTTCACACGAACGGCTTCTAATGAAATTTTTGGCATTCACTCATCTCCTTTCTTAGCTTCTGAGCTTATTATAATTCAATTGAATTGAATTGTCAACACCAAAATTCAAAATAATTGAATTGACTATTGAATTTTTTATAAATATGATGTAAAATACAAAATGTAAGGAGGAAAAGAATCATGACAACTGAAGAGCAGAAAAAGATCTTCTCGAATAATCTTAATAAGTACATTTCAAGAAGTGGAAAACAGCAAAAGGAAATCGCTGAAGCCATTGGAACAAACGCATCTACATTTAATATGTGGTGCAAAGGTAATTCGATGCCAGGAACCGGAAAGATTAGAGCTTTGGCCGATTATTTCCGAATAAGAATGTCAGATTTGACAGATTTAAAAGAGAATCAAGACCCTGATATTGAATTTGGAGACGTAGTTACAAAAATCGAGCAGTCAGACCCTCGTTTCAAAAGAATCATTCTTGAATACGATAACCTGCCGCCCGATAAAAAAGATTTGTTATGTGATTTTTTTGAGAAGTTTATTTTCTAAAGCACAAGGGTAGGAATTATTTTCCTGCCCTTTCTTCTTTATAAGCCCTTTTTACGCACCCGTAAATAAATTTTATCATTGATTCACTATGTATTTTCTGTATCATCTCAATAATTTCCTTCTTATAATCCATAAATAACCCTCCCTGTCACAGCTACCGCCTACACTACAGTATATGTCCGGTTTGTGGGAAATATAACCGAACATTCGTTCTTATTATATCAACCCACAAGTCCAATAAAACGAGACACGCCTAAATTTCCTCTAGCTAACTGCCAGTGGTACACTGGAATATTCGTAATATCGAATATAATTTTTACTTTTGCAAAAAGGAAGTTCGCTTTGAGTGGAATTTTTATTGTTTCTATAATACCGTCTGTTTTCAAAATTCCCTTCGCGTTCCTGGTCAAGGTCGAATGCCTGCACATGTGTTGAGCAGAGTATATGTCAGAATCCTTGTGTACATAATCATCCACGCACATTGGAAGATGGATTATATAATTGACAAAAACTATAACCGATATCAAAATTAGTACTTTTTTGACTCTTTTCATTCTAAAATCACCTACAAACGTCTATTTACAACTATATTGCATGATGCTATAATCAACTATAACATATAGAATTCTTATTTAACGCAAATGGCGAAAATGACAATTTAAAGGACTGATTTGCATGAAAATTGCGATTTGTGACGATAATTCTTTACAGATTGATTTTTTTAAGGCTCATGTTGATGAGTTTTTGAAAAAGCGCGGAGACAAGAGTTACACGCTAAACACTTATAGTAGTGGAAAGCCGCTGATTGACGATATAGCAGACGGTCAATGGTACGATATAGTCGTGTTGGATGTGGTCCTTGATAATGAGAATGGCATAAATGTTGCAAGACAGCTCAGGAAAAATGGATATAATGGCAACATTGCCTTCTGGACAGCATACAAAAACTATGTATTTGACGCATTGGACGTCTTGCCAGTGCATTACATCATCAAAGGCTCTGAGCATGGACGCATGTATTCTGTCGTAGCACACACATTGGAAGATATCCGTGAGAAAGCCTTGACTATCAAAAACCGAGATCACTTACATCGGGTAGAATTCCGTCACATCGAATACATAGAAAGCCGAAATAAATCAATTCTCGTCCACTGTACTTGCGGCGTTATACATGTAGCACGTGGAAAGCTGTCAGATATAGAGCCGCATCTTGATGGAAGATTTCTCCGTTGCCATCAAAGTTATATCGTCAACATGGACGAAATTAAAGATGCATCAGATCATTTTGAGATGATATCGGGGGATATTGTTCCAATCAGGCAGAGGGAGGCTGCCAAAATAAGGAATCTATATAAGAATTATATCGAGAATTTTGAGTAATCGTGTCAAAAGGGGGAAATATGAAAAAAATACGAAATGTGTTGATGATCGTTTGGACCGCATTAATTGTATTAATGATTGTGGCCTTGATGAGTTCAAACGATCTTTCATCAGACAATATTATGGTCGTTGTTGTACTTGAGGTATTTGGAATTGCTGTTTTGTATCTTATTTTTGCACTTTTGCTGTCTATTAAAAATAAGGTTCAAAAACCTGCAATATCAAATAATTCCGTAGCAACCCAGCCAGCGGTTGTAGAAAAACCTGTTCGAGTATTGAATCTGAGAGTTATATCCGGTAAGGAGGATTTTGAGCTTGGTTCCAAACACGCAAGATTTGATTTGAAGCAATGGAAAGATGGGTCTGTTACAGTGTCAGATGCTCCAACCAAATATGAACTTTTCGACTATGAATGGAACGGGCCGGAATACAGAACAGTAGAAAAGACAACTACAACATCTCACACTAAAGGGAAAAGTAAAGAAAAAACGAAACGAAGAGGGCATTTAGCAGGAGCCGTTGTTGGAACCGCTATTGCTCCGGGAGTTGGAACTATAGTCGGTGCAGCTGTTGGAACTGGAAAGAAAACCAAAGGAAAGAATAATTCCACTACTACTGGAACTGCTACCACAACAAGTGATAACATTGAAGTGGATTCTTATGCATCTATGAAAATGCGGAATATCGAAACCAATCAAATAAATACTATTGGATTCCGCTGTAGTTCAAATATAGATATGCAGTTAAAGAGCTTCAATATTTCCAAAAGCTCTGATGCTGTTGAAAATGTTCGAAATCAGAAAACATCCGTTGAACTACTGAAGGATTACAAAGAGCTTTTAGATAGCGGTATTATTACTCAAGAAGAATTTGACCAGAAAAAATCAGAACTTTTATAAAAAAGAACCGGCTCTCGCTACCAACGAGGACCGGTTTTTAAAAATAAGACAATTCCAGAGAAAAATCTTACCTACACATTAAGTATATCATCTCCGGGATTGCCGTACAAGTGTAAAAAAGGAGAATGATGAAATGAATGAATCAGTATGCATCTATTTAAGGAAATCCAGAGCCGATCGGGAAGCTGAAGCACATGGAGAGGGCGAAACTCTTGCCAGACACGAACGGATTCTGTTAGAGCTTGCAAAGAAAAAAGAGTACATTGTAGGTGCAATTTACCGTGAAGTGGTATCTGGCGAAACTATTGCTGACCGTCCTGTCATGCAGCAGCTTCTTCACGAAGTGGAATCCGGTATGTGGGACGGTGTTTTGGTTGTCGAAGTAGAACGTCTTGCCAGAGGTGACACTATCGACCAAGGTGTTGTCTCCAGAGCATTCCAATATTCCGATACGAAGATTATAACCCCAACAAAAATATATGACCCAAACAACGAATTTGACGAAGAGTACTTTGAATTCGGACTCTTCATGTCCAGGCGTGAATATAAGACCATCAAGCGTCGATTGAATAATGGTAGAATCTCATCTGTAAAAGAAGGTAAATACTGTGGCAACAAGCCACCTTACGGATACGAAAGAGTAAAACTCGAAAAAGAAAAAGGTTATACCCTCAGACCTGTTCCGGCTCAAGCCGAGATCGTAAAGATGATATACACCTGGTATGCCGGTGATGGTTGTGAGCAAATTGGAGTTGCGAAGATTGTACGGAAATTAAACGACATGGGAATAAAATCTGCGCTAGGTGGTGACTGGACTCCTGCCAGCATACAGGGAATTCTAACAAATCCGGTGTATATAGGAAAAATCCGGTGGAATGGTCGAAAAACAGTAAAGACTATACAGAATGGTCAAGTAGTCAAGACACGCCCACGG